ATGATAAGCACTAGCTCATCTTTCCAACCTTGGTTCTGATTATCCATGACTTTAGATTGGTATTCAACTTCGCCTTTGGCTACTCGTTCCATATAGTTTCGTTCAGCAAGAGCTTCTAAGCGTTTAGTTTCTTGCCTTTTGTTAAATACATCTACTCCTGTTTTAAATAGAGTTGGTAAGATACTCCAGATCATTTGTTAGAACTCCTCATAATATAAGATAAAGATTTAGCTCTGGATGGTGTTTGTTCATACCATTTAGAATCTAACATCTCTTCACTTGCCTTGGTATAATCCTGTTCTTTCAGAGCTTCAAACATTTTCTTAAATTTGGAAACTCCTGTCTTGCCTAATTGAAAACACATTTCAATAATGACACCTCTTGCAATATAATTAATAGAAAGATCTTTGCACAATTCATCTGCTCCTTCTTTGGCTTTGGCAAAATCTTCTTCAAATACTTCTTCTAAGATGGCTTCAGGATAAGTAACTCCAGAAACAAATCTATCTTCTGATGTAACTAGATGACCCCAACCCACAGTAGCAAAACCTAGATGATCGTAGTACACAGTATCTCGGAAACCTTCATGTTCCTTAATTCTGTATTTTAACTCTTCCATCCTCATAGACATATAATATTTTTACATTTAAGTCTTTTTGTTTTTTATTAGCACATCTATTGATTCTAGTACCTTCTCTGCAGCCATAGCTTCTGTTCTTTCTGAAAGACACAGATTTAACATCATAGTTAATATACTCTTTTGTTTTCACATTAAAAGTAACAATATCTATAGGACCAACTCCATGGATAGCTTGAAATACAATAGTATCAGGGAGTCTAGCAAGGTAGGTAAGAGCTACTAACTCTGATACAATTCCTTTATTGTGTTTATCATTAATAGCCATAACACTATATAGTTGTATAGCTATATGTAGTGTATGTGTAAATAGATACTACTAGATATTGTTAGCTGTAATTTGCTTGTGTACAAGTAAAAGAAAAGAATACCTTGGCATCATTAACAGTTGCTTCATCCATAGTATTTAGTATCTCTATAGCTTTCTTATATCCTGATACTGCACATTGTTTATGACTAGAGTAGGAAACAGGATCTTGTATTCCTTCTCCACATTGTCCAGCAATTATAGAACAAGCATACATAACTAACATAAACTTCATGTTAGATACTATGACAGAATAAAACTATTTGTCTAAATATTTTTTAAAATCAGAGAACCAATCTTTGTAGAACTTCATTACATCTGCATTGATCTTTTCTACAGACTCTTTCCATTCCGCATAAGTTGGAAACTTAAAAGGATTATTAAACATAACTTAACCACTCCATTTCTTCGTTGTTGTAAGGTAACATATAGGTGCATATAATGTTGCACCGCAATATAGTCAAGGGTTAGTTTTTAAAATAAGATAAAGCCGCAGCTATAATACCAGAGATAGCAATCAATAACCAAATAGCACCTTTGCCTTTATTAATATCAGCTCTTAGTTGCTTTTGTTCTTCCTTAAGCTCTTTAATCTCTCTGCAGATATATTCCAGTTTTACCTCTGTAGAAGATTGCTTAGGCATAGAATGAAACTACTGGTGGTATTATAAATATAACTTTTCTCATATAATTTGCTTGTATCAATTATTGTGTATTGAGCAATAGTTTATTTTTTATTATTAAAGTATTCTATACATTCTGCAATAGTTTGTTGTCTAATATATTCATCTCTAATCTCTTGTGATGTAGGTTGTGGGTATATGCTATCCCATCTATCTATTATAAACTCACCAGCAGAATTTAAATCATAACTAGCTTCTGGAACTAATGATTTCATTACAGTATTGATACCCCAAGCAAAACCATTCTCATTTGAGAACATTTCTATCGTTGCTTTTACAGATAATTTTCTAACCATTATACTAAATCCCAAGTTTGATTTTGTTCGTTCCAATTATAATAATTATTGTTATTAATTTGTTCTTGTGTCAATGTTGGTTTAGCAACAGGTGCTTCCCAACAACAAGTATCTTCATTTAATACCCAACTTGCGTATGGTTTTTTAGGAATAAAAGCATCTCTATCTTCATCATAAGTATAACCTATTCCTGCGTGATTTTTTCTTAAAGGTGTTCCACCATTGTCATGCAATCCACCATGTGTGTTATAAGATGTTTGTTTCCATACAGGATAACCTGTTAATTTAGTTAAAAAATCTATTCCAATAGCTTCTTGTTCAATTCCATTACTGTCATGCAATACTTCATTAGCTACAGAAAGAACTTCTATTACTTTATTGTTTAAACCTATTTTTGCAAAACTAGCCATTATGCTGTGTAACTCCCTGAACCATTAAATTGTAAAATTGTATTTGAGCCTGATGTTGTAATTGTAGGAGATCCACTTGATGTTCCTGAATATGAAGCAGTCGGAACACTTAATATAACAACTCCTTTTCCACCAGCACCAGATGCTGAAGCATTATAAGCATGATTTCCACCTCCACCACCACCAGTATTAGCTGTTCCAGCTACTGCAGCAGTTGATCCAGTTTCTTGCGCTCCTCTACCACCACCGCCAGTTCCTCCAGATCCACCAGTAGTTGGAGAACCAACTGAATTTCTAACACCACCACCACCTCCTCCAGCATAAGTAACTGAAGAACCTGTTATAGAAGAAGCTGTTCCATTTCCACCACTACCACCTAAATCTGTTGAACCAGTACCACCTGTAGCACCAGAGCCACCACCTCCTCCACCTGCATAAACGTTCCCTGATTGAAAACCATTTCCTCCTGAATTTCCTTGACTAGGAGATGTGCTTGGAGTGTTTCCTGATGCACCAGTAGTATTTGATGAAGAACCACCTCCACCAGAACCACCAGCAGTAGCATTACCTGTACCACCACCATTACCACCACCAGCACTTGTTATTGTTGTTAAACCTGAACCTGAAATTGAAGAATTTGAACCTGAATTATTTCCCGAAGCACCACCATCACCAACTGTGACTGTAATTACTGTTCCTACTAAAACTGTTTGAGTAGATGTTCTAAAACCACCAGCACCACCTCCACCTCCTCCTCCTGAACTAGTGTCTGATTGTCCACCAGCTGCACCTCCTGCTACTACTAAAAAATCTACTGAATAAATTGGTGGATTGTCTGTTAAAGATGGAGATGTTCCTTCATTAACTCCTGAATAAGCTAACCAACCTTGTGTTGAATCTATATAAACTAATCTTGTAGCTTCTCTATCTGTTGTAAGTTTAACATCATTATCAGAACTATTTATTTTTAATGTTGATGTAATAACAAGATTGTTTGTAGCAAAAGTTCCTGCATAATCTACTAAAATAACCTCATCTCCAGCACTTGGTGATGCAGGTAATGTTACTGTAAATCCAGCTGATGTTGTATTTAAAAAATATCCTTTATTAACAGTTGCAGTAAATCCTGTAGTTTTAACAGTTGTGTCCCAATCAGCAGTTCCATCTGATGTTAATGTTGCAAAAGATAAATTACCAGAACCATCTGTTTTTAATACTTGATCTGCTGTTCCATCAGCATTAGGAAATTTAATTCCATCTAATACTAAATTACCAGAACCTTTAGGAGTTAATTTTAAATCTATATTTGTATCATCTCCAGTAGCTGCTATTTCTGGTGCAGTAGTAGTAGCTGCATTTGTTACTGTAATTTCATTAACAGCACTAGCTGTTTCTGCAAATTTAACTAATTCTAATGTACCATCACCAATAGCTTGACCATTGACATCTAGCATACCACCTAATTGTGGTGAACCATCTTGTACTACATCTGTAATACCACCTGAAGTAACAGCTATCCAAACAGAACCATCGTAGTATTTTAAATTACCTGCGGATGTATTGTAGTATAAGTCTCCAGCATTTAATGGATCACCATCATTGTCTGTAGATGGATCTGATGCTTTAGCACCAAGATAGACATCATCAAAGTTATCTGCACTTGCCGCAGCTGCTGCTGCTGAAGCTGCCGCTGCTGTAGCACTATTAGAAGCATTAGTAGCTTGCGTGGTTGCTGTGCTTGCAGAACTAGCTGCATTACTTTCTGATGTCGCTGCATTAGATGCAGATGTACTAGCATTAGATGCTTGTGTAGTCGCAATACCAGCTTGTGTTGTTGCAGTCGTTGCTGAACCAGAAGCAGATGTTGCAGAGTTTGCAGCATTGGTTGCCTGTGTGGTTGCAGTAGAAGCTGAGGAAGCTGCCGATGTAGCAGATCCAGCCGCTGCTGTTGCCTGGGTAGTAGCTGTTGTTGCAGAATTAGAAGCGGATGTAGCTGAATTAGCAGCGTTAGTTGCTGATGTAGAAGCGTTACTTTCTGATGTAGCAGCATTGCTTTCTGAAGTTGCTGCAG